CTGACCAATACCTAATAAAAGACTTAAGATTGGTTAAAAGAAGGGTGACTCAATCTGGGATTGCTATTATCTTTCCTGAGACAACGGATAAAAGGCACTGTGATTATGCCCCCGCTGTCGCCCGAGCTTTGGCTAAGTGGATATCCGATGTTAGGATTGAGCCGCCTAAGCCCGGAGAAGAAGGGTATAATAACTGGATTTGTGACCGGATGCTGTCTCAGGAATTAGAAGAATTTAATTCCCCGGATGAATGGTGGGACAGATAAAATTTTAATGGTATATTGCCCGAGGGAGGATAATTAAAATGCCAGTAGTTGACGGAAAGCATTACCCCTATACGGACAAAGGGATGGTTGCGGCTTTAGCCGCTGCTGGGAAGAAAAAGAAAAAGAAGAAGAAGGGGAAGTAATGGCTAGATATATCTTCGACGCTAAGGGAAATAAGCGAGAAGTAAAAGGACACAAGCACAGGTTCCGAAAAGTCCCAGACAATATGAAGGGGCTCCCTGAAGAGTTAATCGGAACCGATATGGCAGACCCGGACAAAATTGATGTCCTGGACGCCCCACACGTAGTCGAGGGGATTGTTGACGACTACATGGAAAAGCAGGACGCGCCGGAGAAAAAGAAACTTCGCTGCGCCCAGCCGGGGGAATACGTCCCACTTAGCCAGTGGGAGATTGACTGCGTTCGGATGCGAGTCATCAAGACTTCTGTTGACCGGTACATTGAAGAAGCCAAGAGTGGCATTACTCCCAATTGGGGAGTGAAGCATCTTTGGTTCCCCGAGAACAACGTGAACCATTACGAATTGCGAGAAGGCAACCCACCGGGGGATAGCCAGCGCCCTAAGCATATGCGCCGGTTTCGAATCGAGATTGATATCTTATGTATCCCTGAAACCATCCAAGAGCTTTTAGACAAAGAGCAGGAACAGGAAGGGCTAGTAGCATGACGCACAAAACCATTATGGAAGTTCTCCAGTGGGCCAGAGAAAATAACGTGATGAAGATAAAGGTTGAAGGGGTCGAGGCGGAATTTGCCCCGGTGGCAGTAACCCCCGAAGACCTTGAATTGGCCGATAAGATGTATAATCAGCATGAACTGAACTCGTACATCAACTCGACGCTGGAAGAGCAAGGCGAGCAGCAGAAAAAAGACGAAGCTCAAGAGCAAAAAGAGCGCGATGAAATGATGTACTACTCTAGTTAAAGGATGCTCTTATGTTTTTTGGTGACGATAGAAAGCACTGGTGGCTGAACAAGTCCGATGTCTTCCGCTCGATTTTTGAAGTTGTTGAACACTTGGACGAGAACCAGGTCTACCAGAGAGAAGCCAATCTTCACCATCTCCGGCTCTACTCTAACCGGATGGCGCAAGGGCTAAACTCCAGAGCCTACGCCTTGAACAGCGTGGGTGACCGGCTACGGCTAAATGTTATCCGTTCGGTTATCGATGCTGCCGTGGCGCACATTGCGACGAACCGACCGCGCCCCGAGTACCTGACGATTGGGGGAGATTTCACTTTGCGGCAACGCGCTGAGTCATTGGGGAAGTTTATCAACGGGCAGTTCTACGCCACCGACCAGTACGCCATGAGCCTAGATGTCTTCAGGGATGCGGCAATCTTCGGAACCGGCATCGAGAAGATTTACGAGTACGACGATAAGATTCATGCGGAAAGAGTCTTCCCCAACGAAATCTTGGTGGATGACCAAGAGTCTATGATGGGCGACCCTCGGAGCCTTTATCAGCATAAAGAAATTGTCAGAGAGGTCGCCGCTAGCATTTGGCCGAAATACAAAACGAAACTCGAAGACGCCGACCTTATTCGAAACGATGACTATGTGACCCACCACGGAGTGACTGACTTAATTAGTTGCGTCGAAGCGTGGCACCTTCCTTCTACTCCGGGTGCTAAAGATGGGCGGCATGTGATCTGCGCGTCCAACGTTACCCTGGTGGATGAGCCATGGGACCGGGACAATTTTCCTTTCGCTATCTTCCGATGGCAGAAATCCCCCTTGGGCTTTTGGGGCTCGGGGATTGCCGAGGAACTCTCCACCATTCAAGTGGAAATCAATTACATCGCTAAGAAGATTCAAGACCACTTCACCGCGAGCGCTGGCCAAATGTGGATGAAGAAGGGCTCGGGAGTGGCTAATGGCTCAGTGACCAACAAGGTTTGGGCGATGAATACTTATCGGGAAGCTCCCCCAACTCTTCTCACCCCCAACCCGGTTAACCCGATGTTCCTGCAATATCTCGATACCCTCTATAGCCGAGCGTTTCAGCAGGTGGGGCTTTCGGAGATGGCAGCAACCTCGATTAAGCCAGCCGGGTTGAATTCAGGGCAGGCCCTTCGAACCTACAACGATATTGGTTCAAAGCGGTTTATGCATGTTGGCCAGAATTGGGAGCGGTTCCACCTAGCCATTGCGGAGCAAATGAACGAAACCGCGAGAGCGATTACGGAGAACGGTGGTGGGGCAATCAAGGTATTGGCCGCTGGAGACAAGTCGGTAGAGCAGATTAACTTCAAAGAAGTCTCTATCGAGAAAAATATGTACACCATGCGGTGCGCCCCGGTCTCGTACCTCGAAGGTACACCGGCAGGTAAAATTGCAGCACTCCGAGAGCTTGCCCAGGTGAGCCCCGAGTTTGCGTCAATGTCGGTTCACCTACTCGATATCCCCGATTTGGACAAAATAAGGTCACTTATAAACGCCCCATTGGACATCACAGACAAATTCATCGAGCGAATTCTGAAGGATGGGGAATTTAGGGCACCTGACCCGATGATGAATCTCGATATGGCGCGGCAAAGAGCGACTTTAGCCCTTCTCCGTGCCGAAGTGGACAATACTCCCACCGACCGAGTGGAGCTTCTCCGCCGATGGATTGTCCAGATTGATGAACTCCAGGCAATGGCCGAAGCTCCGCCGCCGATGATGCCTGGACCCGAAGGAATGCCACCCGACGCAATGGGGATGCCACCAGGCGCAGAAGGTCTGCCAATGGAACCGGCACCCCCCGGAGCCATACCACCAGGAGCTTTGCCCCCTGGACTAATGTAAAGGAAAACCATGAGCGAGCCAGATTTAGCAGCAATTTTAGAGTCCGTTACCGAGGCAGGAGCAGAAGCCCCGGCAGTGGAGACTACACCAGAGCCTAGTCAGAATATGACTAGCCCACCGGAAACACCCGCAGCCGAAGAAGCTCCACCGGCCGAAGCCCCCAAAGAACCGGACCAGTTCGACCGGTCCTGGGCAGCGATTAAGGCAGCGGAGAAGCGTAACTTAGCGGAACGCACCGAAGTTAAAGAGCAGCGCCGCCAAATGGAGAGCATGAAAGCCCAAATGGACTCCATGAAGGCTGAATTAGACCGATACCAAGGCGGATTTAAGGAAAACCCCGTAGAATTCATCGAGAAACAAGGAATGACTTTCGATGATTTGGCTAAAAGGGTGATAAACGACGGCGCAGCCTCCCCTGAGGAGTTAATTCGTCGGAATTCTGACAGGAGTACGTCAGAAATCCAACAATTAAGACAAGAATTGGCGCAGCAGCGTGATATCATTCAAGAACAAACTAACGAACGCTACGTTCGGGAATACCAAAAAGACGTAAACTCGGTTCTTCAAGGTGAAGAGTTTGAGCTTTTACGCGGGTACCCCGATAGTGAGACCCTTATCTTTAACCTGGCTTCGATGCACGCCACCGACCAGGGAGAAGTGTTGACACCAACTGATGCTGCCCGTAGAATTCAAAGTGAATTAACGGAGCAGCTAAAAAGCTTATCTAAAAATGAAGCAGTGCGACGACTGCTTGGGTTCCAGGGCGAACCCGTTGAATCAAAGAGCGCAGTAGTACCAGCCACAAGCAATCCCGGCGAACAATCAAAACCACAAACTTTGACTAACGCACTCGCAGCTACGCCTGCAGCAGAAGTGCCTGACATGTCGAAAATGTCGGAGTACGAGCTATTAAGGGAGGCAGCGAAGTTGATTCCGTCTGATACTTGGACGGATTAGGGATTTTAAAAAATGGCAACTACTGTCACCAATTTCGACGCAGCGTTGAAGCAGATTTACTCTGCTAGCAACCTAGCCAAAACAACTCTTTCTCGACGACCCTTATTGGCAATGCTTCCTAAGCGTTCCGATTTCGGTGGTCGCAATATGCCTATTGTAAATGTTTACGGTGACCCGCAAGGTCGAAGTGCAAGCTTCGGAAATGCTCAGGGTACCACCGGAACAGCACCATCTAACCAAGTTAGTGTGGATGACTTTCTCTTAACCCGAGTTTCAAACTACTCGATTGCACAAGTCGGTTCAGAGGCGGCGGAAGCTTCTAAAGGCGATGCAATGGCTTTCCTTCAAGCTTTGAAGGCAAGCATTGACGGAGCGATGAACTCTCTGTCTAACTCGATTGAGACTCAGCTTTTCCGAAGCGGTACCGGTTCCATTGGCACGGTAGGGGCCATCGATCCCGATAGTGATGGGAGTACCACTCTCGCGGCTCTTGGCGAAGAAGAAGACATTGCCAACTTTGATGTTAACCAGGTACTGGTTTTTAGTGCTACCGATGGAAGCAGCCTTAGAGCGGGTACGCTTGTCGTCAGTGCCGTTAACCGAAGCCTGGGAAGGGTTACAGTCGGCGCTGCGTACAGCACCGTGACAACTGACGGTGACTTTATTTACGCACAGGGGGATGCGGCAGACGGGGGGTCTAACGTTTGTATTAGTGGGCTTTCCGCTTGGATTCCCTCCGCTGCGCCTGGCGGCGGCGATTCTTTTTTCGGTGTAAACCGTTCAGTGGATTCACGGCTTTATGGTCAGTATACTGACCAAAGTTCAGCGGATATCGAGGACGGGCTAATTACTGCCGGTTCTCTTTCTGCCCGAGTTGGTGGAAATCCAAATGTTGCATTCATTAACCACGTTCAGCAACGTAGTTTGATTCAGAACCTTCACAACTCACAGAATTACCAAACCGTGAATGCGACTACCCACAAAGGGCTAGTTTCTGACATTGGTTTTCGTTCTGTAGCCATCCAAGGCGACACTGGTGCAATTAACGTCGTAGCCGCAAACAAGTGCCCCGCCGAAAGTGGCTTCATGCTTGAAATGGATAAGTGGATTTTAGCGACTCTAGGTGAGCCGGTGAAGTTCTTAAATCTTGATGGTAACCGAATCTTGCGTTCTGCCACGGCAGATTCAGTAGAAGCGCGACTTGCTTTCCGAGGAAACTTGGGCTGCAAGGCACCTATCTACAACGTGCGAATTCTGATGCCAGCAGTTTAATATAGTTTAGGGGAGGTCATAATGGCTAGTGCAGCCACATTAAGTGACTTACGCGCACGAGCGTTAGACTACGCCGATATGACCGGCTCTAACTTCCCCGTTGAGGCGAGAGTTAATGATTACATTAACTCCGCCGCTTCGGAGATGTACGACATCCTGGTTAATGCTTATGAGGACTACTTTTTAAGCACTCAAAGCATCACCTTAGTTGCAGGGACAGAAAACTATGCTCTCCCTTCTGACTTCTATAAAGCGAAGCGTGTTTATTATACTACTGGCGGTCGCCGCTTTTCTATCCACCCTTTTAATCTAGAGACGTTGGACGGGGCTAAGACGAGCCCTCTGACATCTGGAACCGCCGAGCTTTGGTATGTCCCCGAGATGTCTTTGATGACATCCGACTCGGACACCATTTCAAGCATCATTCCTCCCATGATTAAGGGCTGGCCGGATTACATCGCCCTAAGTGCGGCTATCCGGCTTCTGATTCGAGAAGAATCAGACCCTTCTGCTTTGATGAGGGAAAAGGCAATGATGCAGGACCGCTTACTCTCTATGGCAGAGCCAAGGGACGCGGGGATCCCTGACTCGATTCAAGACATCGGCCATCGGTGGAACGATGTCGGGTTCGCCTATGACCCCGGAGCTTTTTTAATGCGCTATCGAATAATGGGGTCGAATATTAAGTTTATCCAATACGACGCGGGGGTCTAAGTGGCGAAAACGAATAAGAACAGTAAAGCAGCCTGTAGGAAGATAAAGAACTCTCAAGTCGCACTAGAACTGCGGCTAAAAGGGTTTAGCTACAATAAGATTGCCGATACCATGGGGCTCTCTGCTGCGTACGCCCATAAACTCGTTGAAGACGAGCTTAGGCGTTGCCGCGAGATGACCGCCGAGACTCGGGACCAGATTAAAGAGCAAGAGCTGATGCGGCTCGACCGGCTTTTGGAACAAGCCAGGGAGCACCTTTTAAAAGGGTGGTGTACTAAAACCGCTAAAATCTTACTCGATATCCAATCCAGACGAACCCTTTATCTCGGGCTCGATGACGCTGTTTCGAGAGTCGAGATTTCTACCATCGATAAGCTGTCCGATAATGAGATTAGGGACCGCGCCATGGAATTGCTGCAGGTTGAAGTATTGTCTCAACCTGAGACAGAGCATTGAGATGGAGCCCTGGAAGCGAGTTACTACCGGCGACCCTGTAATTGAAGAATTGCAGGACAACGCCGAACCTATAATGAAGCGCGTTGAGGGGGCGTTTTTGCTGGATGGTGTTTTAATTAAAAAACAAACCATCGGAACCTCGCCTGTTGTGGTCAACCATGGTCTCGGAAGACCTCCACAAGGGTTCATTGTGATAAGAAGAAGAGCCAATCAGCAGGTTTGGGACTTACAGGATATTAATAAAAATACCTCTCAGACGCTGGTGTTAATTGCTGGCGGTGATGTTGAAATAGACTTGTGGGTGTTTTGATGGCGCTACAAAAGCAAATGTACTCTATCCCGTTTACGGGAGGTCTGGACGAAAAGGCATCGGATAAGCACCTCCAGCCTCCGAAACTCGATATTTGCGACAATGGCAAGTTCAGTAAAAATGGGCAGGTGCAGAAGCGGAATGGGTTTACCAGGCTAGCCAACACAAGCTTTATTGGCGGTTCGGCAAGTACTGTCGGTGCGTCCGTTCAGTGCGCTAGCTACCGAGATGAAAAGCTTATCTTCGATGGGAACAATGCTTACACCCGGTCTGCCAGTGGAACGTGGGTGGACAAAGGGCGCATAACCGGCTGCACCTTCAAAGACACCACTGCTTTTAATAATGACGCCATGACGAGCGGCCAACTGGCTGCAGCATCAGCAAATGGCTATCGCGTGGAGTCATGGGCAGAGACAGATACGGACACCGCAATTGTCCCCTTTCTGGCGACTAGCATAACTTATCAGATTTACACGCGAGTAGTTGATGAAGCTACCGGCGTTGTGGTGGTCCCTAAGACAAGGATTACCCCCGCTGCTGGCATTGTTGTGACTAAAGCTCATGCCCAAAATGACGATAGCAATTACCTGAACCCCCAAGTTCAAGCGGTGACGATGGGGGATTATGTATTTGTCCTTTTTTGCGACTGTCAGCAGCACGACCCGAAGGTAAATGTAACATCGATTTCGGCAGGCAGTGGGACAATTCGGGTCAATTGCGATGCAGCACACAACTACCTTTATCAGGACGTAATCACGCTGGCGGGCAGCACAGGGTACGACGGCAATTATATTGTTACGGCAATTGACAGCGCAACAGGCTTTCAGGTTGCTGCCAGCTTTTCTGCTACTGGAACCGGAACCAGCACCGTAAAGCAGACCTACAGCAGTGGAATGGTAAACGGTGTTCACGCTATTGCGATTAACACTGCAAACGATATAGCGGCAGGGCTCACCCCCACTGCTTTGGCGAACTTCAATTCTCCGGCTTTTTATGTGAACGGGGTCTACCCTCTTTTTTCGGTCGCCTATGCGGATAACTCAACGACGAGCGCAGGGACCGAGAAGGCCGCTGTCTTCAGGTTTAATACTGCGCCAATTAATGATGCTGCCGCAACGGTTCCATCCTATCGACTCGATTACTTTGAAGAAGCCAGCGGAGTTTTTCAGGAATGGGAAGACACGCAGCCCGGATACCGAGGGAGAAATACCCCCATTCTCCCGGCTGACCGAGTGGCCTACTTTCAGGCTTCTAAGGCAGGGCATAGCGACACAGACAGAACCCTTAGCCATATCGCCTTGAACGCGATTGACGCCGACGACCGATTAATGATTGCGGCGACTTTCGAGGAGTCAGGGACTCCCACCAACCCCGAAGTCCGGGTGAAGATGTACACAGACTCATTGGGGACAACGGGTGCAGCGGTTACTGACCTTGCCCAAAGCTCTCAGTGCTTAATCTCGGGTAGCTTTTTAAAGCAGTTAACCGGGACAGATCTTCAATTTGTTTGGACGGGGCAAGCCATCACCGAGGGGAGTGCCGTTGCCCCAGACTCAGGGCAAGCGGCAGACCACGCACTCTGGAAAGGGGAGATCACCACCACTGGGACCGTTAAATCTCAGATAATCGTAAAGCACTTTACGACCCTCACATCCGACCTCTTTTCCTATAATGGGAAAATCTACTTCGGGGCGACCTACGCCATTACCCCAAATGCTTCTTTTTACTCTGGAGGCGGCGACTTTACGTTTGTGAACTTCCTTTCGTCTATCAATCTGATTAGCGATACGGATGGGAATATCATTGCGACAGGCGGCACAGGGCTCGCTGGCAATTGCGCTTCCACCGATTGGTTGCCAAATGCCGTAGACGACAGAACCATGTTCTGGAACGTCAGTCGAGTTACTGCGATTTCTGCGTCCAAGTTTTCCTTTGGGTCAGCTAGGTTTTCCGGGGTGTCCGAAGGCGGAAACGCTGTCTATCAGGCTAAAAGCATTTTCAACCCGTCCTATTCTGAGATTGACTTCCTCCCCGCTAGAAACCTCCCCACCGCCGAAGGCAGCGGCTCTCTTCTTTTGTGCGGTGGGCTCCTGTGGGAATACGGCGGCGACGCCATGAAAGAGAACGGCTTTCTTACCTATCCTCAGACTACGGATGTGATCACTAGTTACGCGATTACGGCAGTCGGAGACGCGGGAGGCGGCAGTAGCGTCTTCCAGATAAATACGACCACTCCCCACGGATTAGAGGTGGGTGACACGGTGCAGATTACAGGGACCAGTCACTACGACCAAGCCGACGCAGTGATAACCGTAATCGATAACGCCACTAACACTTTTACGATTGTAGATGCTTTTGTAGCTACTGATACCGGAGTGGTGGCTTTAACGGGCGGAGTTCTTGGCGTTGGCGCGTACACGTACAAGATCATCTATGAATGGGTTGGAGCCAATGGGGATATTCAAAGGTCGTACCCTTCCGATGGGGAGACCGCTGAAATAGATGCTGGAACAGTCACCGGGACAACTGGCCGCGTTCGATTAAAGGTTTACACGCCGCAGTGGACTCAAAAGTCACTAGCTAATGGGGTGAGCAATCCAACGATTGTTCTCTATAGAACAGCTTTAGGAGGGTCTACCTTCTACAGGGCCGCAGCGGCACCAGTGGACTTTTCCGAAGCCGGGTCATCGTCAACGCAAACTTTGGACGATGGCTTAATTGGTAATTCGGCAATAGAGGACAACGAGCACATTTACTCGACCGGCGATGCTGGCGATGTCTTCGGGAATATGGCTCCTCCCTGCTCTACCGATATCGTAGTACACAAAAACAGAGTGTTTTTGGCGATTAACGATGGCTCCGTTTGGTATTCAAAAAAGCTAGCCCCTAAGCGCGGAGTGGAATTCTCTGACCTTCAGGTGAAGCCGATTGAGAATTACGCGGCATCTATCGCTTGCATTGGAGCAGTCCGAGACTACGTGGTCGTCATCACCGCTGAAGACGCCTACTTCCTTGCCGGAGAAGGGCCTAATGCGGCAGGCATTGGCACCGACTTTTCCCCTCCTACGATTTTCTCCCGAGACTCCGGTGCTAATATCGGATGCGCTAGGACTAACTCCCCCGTTGGGTTTATCTACCGGGCGAAGGGGGGGATTTACCGTGTGACCCCGTCAATGCAAGTGGAGTGGATTGGGGCTCCGGTCGAAGACACGGTTGATAAGACAGACGTCACGAGGGCCGTTGTTAACGATAGCGAGGGAGAAATCTATTTCGGGCTGAATAGCACTACCAGTGGGATCCTTGTTTACAACTATGTGTTCAATGCTTGGTCAGCATGGAGACCAAGGTATGCCGCATTCAGTAGCAACATTACCCCTGAGGGCATGATGGTGCACAACGGGACTCTTAACTTTGCAATCCCGAGCGGCTATCTTCTGGAGCAAAACACTGGGTTTACCGACATTGGGAGTGGGACTTATGATTTCGGTCTTCTCGTTTCCACTCCATGGCTACGGTCAGAGCAGTTCCTGCACATGGTCAGGTTCTACAATATTCTTATCAGTGGGACGTTCAAATCTAACCACACCCTGAACTGCACCATTTACAGCAATTACGATGAATCGGTGACAGACAACCAGACTTTAGCGATTACCACCTCTACAGATGACCCGTACATCTTTAGGCAACACGTAGCGAATCAGAAGGCTAGGGCCATAAAAATAACCTTAAGCGATACCCCGTCCGCCGGAACTTTCGAAAGCTACCAGCTTGATGGGATTGCAGTAGAGTTTGGGGTGCGCCCAGGAACATTCAAACTTGGGACAACCAAGACGTTAGCGTAGGAGAGAGTAATGCCACTGACCCCTTTAAGCCAAGCTGAAATAGACGCGGCGCAAGCGAGTCGGAGAAAGAAAGAAGCGGCTGGCGGTGGCCACCCAGACTATCAAGGGAAGAACAAGGATAGCATTGTTCAGCAAACAGGGGATTATGCCTCAAACCCAGAGAACTGGAAGTACACCGGGAGCGCTGGCGACTTGGTGAAAAACTTTCTTGACCCTGCAGGATTGGTTTTTGACCGGCACAAAACTCAACAAATCTCTGGGACCAAAGCAGACCCAAGAGCGGCTGAAAATAGATACAACCAAAACATGGCTGAAGCCATGCGTGTTGTTGGAGATTTAAGGGGACAGTCGCCAGAGAACATAAGGCTCGGGCAACAATTGGATGCCATTGCGAAAATGTCTAGAGCCGGAGTTCGCTCTGGGACAGGTCCCTTGGGCATTGCATCAGGACTCGGGCAAACTGGCCGAGCCCAAGTAAGTTCGACTAAGGCGTCTGCTGCAGAAATCTTAAACGACGAACAAAAGATGACTGGTATCTTGAACGGACTGTATGGAGACGAAGAGCAGTACAAGTGGATTAGAGCTTTAGAAGAATCAAAACGATTAGGAACCATTACTGCGGTTAATCTTGGATTGCTTGCTGACGCCAAAGCGCGGATGGCGCAGAGAATCGCCACTGCGGGGGTCACGGGGGCGAAGGTATACGGCGATTGGGAGAGGCGACAGGATAGAAAAAACGCCACTGAAGAGCTTCGCCGAGAGAAAGACTTAGACGATCTGGATAGTTTTTACGGCATAGGGGACGCTACCGGCGCGGAGGCATTTCCTCCTGGGCCTGGGGAATTGGACTTATAAAATGGCAACAACAGTACCTGACATTGTAGCTAACCCGACCGGGGCAGCATTAGACTATGCGTTCGACTCGGGGGCAGACTCTATTGACGCACTGAACTATTACGTTGCACCCGACGCGGAGCACCCTAGACGGGCGGAGGAGATAAACCGACTTCGCGCAATTGCGATGGGGCATCAGGAATCTCCCGGAGTTCGAATGCTAGGGGAGCGAATGAGGCAAGGGGCCGCGCAGTCATACGGCCTCGCCCAAAGTGCGGGGATACAAAACGCTGCGACACAGCAGCGATTGGCGCAAGGAGCTAGAGCGGGAGTTATGCGTCAAATGCCTCAAATAATGGATGCAGAAAGGCTTGCTGCCCAACAGCAGGCAGCAGGGGCACTCGCACAAGAAGAGTCAAGACGCCGCGCACTTGAAGAAGAAAAGCTTCAAGATTTCAAGAACAAAGAATTGCAGGGCGAAATTGATAAAATAAGCGCAATTGAGTCTAATCGAGAGGCGGAGGCGCAGTTCATGGCTGCTCTGGAATCAAAGGCTGCAAAGATTATAGGGGCCATGTTCTCTGACGAGAAACTCAAAGAGAACATAACCCCAGCCGGTCGAGAGACTAGGAAGTTCATCGATTCGCTCGCCCCCAAGTCGTTCAACTACAAAGGGGCTGACCCAGGACAGCAACAACTCGGAGTCTTGGCTAACGACACCTCCCCGGAGGTTGTTAGCAATTTAGGCACTGAGCAAGACCCTATTCTGGGATTTGAGCAGCAAAAAGTAACTCCAGCATTGCTCGCATCCGTTGGCCAATTAGGAGCGGAGAATAAAAAACTCCGAAACGCACTTGTAGACTTAGACGACAAGCTTAATGCAATGACCGGTGATAAGCGCGGGGCAGTGCAAGAACATGAGAGGCGCTTTGAACCTAGCGACGAGTGGGGGGTTCTTAAGGATTTTGAAAAGTCGCAATTTAGGAAGCCTGTAAGCCGTGATACTTCTGGCGGTTTAGGAGGAGCGGGGATTGCTGACCCTGCGCTCCATCCCCTCACCGCCAAGGCCAGAAAAGATATGCGCGGGGCTATGCAGGAATGGGAGATGCAGCCATCCGGCGCTATCCAGGCATTTGAAGCCGAGCCGATGCCAATAAGGGACCGCATTGGCGAAGAAGCTCAGGCAAACATTCTAGCCGCTCAAGAAGACCAGATGATGAAAGCACTTGAGGAAAGCTTTAGGCGCGACCAGCGAAGGAAGGGTTACTAAGATGGCGAATGGAGATGAAGCCGCGATTGCAGCACTTGAGGCAGAGCTTGGGCTCGGTCCCGCCACAGAGGAAGGGCTAGCGCAGGAGGAAGCGCAGGTGACTGAAGACGCCAGAATTCAGGCGGCTATAGAGCAAGATCGGGCCACTCGTCAGCACCCCTTTTCGGAGTTTATGTTCGGCACCCCTGAACACCAAGCAGCAATGGAAGCAGAGCGAAAGTTAAAGTCAGAAACATCGTTCATGGACCAGCTTCTTAGGAGCAGCGATTATAATAGAGGAAGGCGAGAACGATTAGCGGCAGAGCGTGGAGAAACCGAAGCTCCCCCTGAACCTGCAGCAGACCCTGGCGTGGAAACTGGCGCGGGGTGGAAGGCTGAACTCGACCCTGAAAAACTTGCCAAAGAGAAATCAACCGAAGAAGACTATTTGAGCGGCATTAACCGCCAAATCTGGATGCAGGGGCAGATTGGCAAGAAACTAGGTCAGATTGGGGACAAACAAGCAGAACTAATCGGGCTAAAAGCTGATTACGGTGCAGGCTTCCCTGAAACTTTGGCCGATGCCAAATTGCGAATCCAGCAAAAATACGTGAAGGACACGCAAGCTTATCAAGCACGATTCGACACTAACATGGAAGAAGCGGAGCTTATGGCTCAATACCCTGGAGCTTCCATGGACCAAATTCGACTTTGGAAAAGGCAGATGGAGTTCGACCCCCATCGCGTTGGGTTCTCCCCCGAAGCAGCAAAGGACATGCTGCGAAGAAAAGCCACTGCCATGAAGAACCTCGCCAGGGCTGAAGAGATTGACCCCAACAGGGCATTCGGTGGCGTCACTTCTCAAATTTTGGCAGGCTTGGCCATAGGCCTCGGAGCGTGGGCATCTTCAAAAAGCGGGAGACCTAACACCGCATTAGACCTTTATAAGCATGCCATCTCTACTGACATCCTGGCGCAAAAAGAAAAGTTCAGTCATGCGCGGGGGGCCCCTGCCCGAGAAAGAAGCCAATACGCCTTTTGGATGAATCGCTACGATAATGAGCGAGTGGCGACACTCGGAACCGCAGTGGCCCAATATGGAGCCGCCGCCAACACCATTCAAAAAGAAATCGCCCAACTAAAAGGTGGTGTACAAAAAGACCAAGCCCTCGCTATTCAAGGTCAGTTAATGTCGCAAAAAAATAAGCTTCAAATGGAATTAGCGAAAGCGGCTATGGAGGCAGAACGAGCGCAGAACTCGGAGGTTAATGACCTTGACGGTAAGCCCATCAGATACACCGGACCAGCTAAGTATAATGTTAAAATCCGTAATGACCTTGCAGAAACAGGAAGAAAGAGTCACCAGGCAACCGGTGCGCTTGAGCAATACAGACAAGCATGGAAAGAAGTCGGTTTGTCAGCGATGAAGCCAACCGACAAAAGGGCTAAGTTAGACGCTGCGCTTCAGGCCCTTATCGCTCGCTTGGGGGATGTTTGGGATAAAGGGGTTCTTCAGGAATTTGAATGGGAGCAGTTAAATGACATGCTTCCGGGTTCTAGTTGGCCGGTGTTTGAAAGGTTCGGCCCAGACCGAGTAGAAGCTGTTTTGGACGAACTGCAAAAGAGTTTCGCTGGTGCGCTTAATGCCCATGTAGACTCTTTGTCTAATTACCAGCGCCAAACGGGCGGCTTCAAGGGAGATGTCGTTAGCACCGGAGAGCAGGGGGCGGCGGCCCAACAAGGTGTTCTCAACGACAAGCAGAAGGCAGCTTTGGCCAGGTTCAGGAAGAAAAAATTTATTACAGACTCATCCAATTGGAAGACCCGCAAAGAGCGAGAGAAGCAATAGTAGATGGCTAGCTTAATCAAAAAAGGTACACGGGAAGTTGTCGAGGTCGCTCCGGGCGATGTTTACAAGTATCTCTCTTCGGGAGAGTTTAATTTCCCGTCTGAGTTGGTTAGTGACGGACGCCTTGAAATGGTGTCTGACAGTGGCGAAATCGTAAAGGTTGCTTTAGGCGATGTCCAAGATGCTTTCCGGCATGGGTACAATTTAGAAAGCGGAGCCTCCCGACAAGGGAGAGAATTAAAAAAAGAATATAGCGGCTTTCTCCCCGGCTTAACTTCCGCAGCCCTTGGTGCGGCCAAAGGTCTAACCTTCGGTGTTTCCTCTGCCATCCTGGATAAGATGGGTGTCGATGTCGAAATGTATGAAGCTTTTCGACCCGATGAGTTTGTAGGGGGTGAGGTAGTAGGGGGTATTGCCGGACTCATGGGGACAGGTCCCGCCGGGTTGGCTGTCCGAGGTGGCGCTAAATTAGCCGCAAAAGGGGCCGCTGGGGCTACCGCTAAAATGGCCGAGAAGACCTTCGGTCAAAGGTTAATGAAGAAGGCTCTAGCCGGAAGTGTTGAAGGGGCTATCGACGGGGCTCTTTACGGGACCGGCGAAGCAATCCATCAGATAGGGCTGGGGAAGGCAGAGCTAACAGGGGAAACCCTGGCTTCCACCATAGGAACCGGCGCAGGGCTAGGGCTAGTATTCGGTGGTGGTATCGGGTTCGCTAGCGTTCCCGTTATGGAGGGGATTCGAAATTACGCAGCCCCCGCAGTGAAGGCCATTGCGAAGTCTATGCCCGTAACGCTGCCCACAACGATTACGAGCGCCGAGGGTTTTTTTAGGCGAATCTCGAAAGATGCCGGGTACGAATCTCTCGGGCCGATGCTCAAAGACGAAAGGCTAATTAGTAAAAAGTGGACTGACGAGGAGATTGACGTCGCCAAAGCATGGCTGATGGATACCAAGGTTGTCGGAGAGGGAGGGGAACTTGTTTCTCCCATCCAAGCCGGTGAAACCTGGGAAGAGATAGCTCATAAACTCGGGCTAAAAAGAGATGAGGTTGGCCAACAGCTTGGAGAGTTTACGCGCCGGATAGAAGAAGTTGCTCCTGAAGGATTCGGGTTAGACCCAGAGGAGCTATTAAAGCGCCTGAAAGAGCTTAGAAGGGAGAGACTAAAAGCTAACCCAGCACTAAGCAAAGGACTTCAGGAAGCTGGATTCGAAGCGGAAACGACAGTTAAAAGAATTGCTTTAGCGAACGACCTTGAGCGAAATTTAATGCTGGACGCCACGTATGGCACAGACAGAACTCTTAAGAGGATTGAGGCCTACGCCGAAAATACTGGTCGAAATATCGACGAGATTATAGCGGAAGCCAAGAGGCACCGGGAAGCATCTAAGGTGCCTGACGATTTGGACCTGGATTTTGGAAGAGAAAAAGTCGCCCCAGAAGAGATACTGGAAACAGAGGCTGCGGTAGGAAGGCTTGGTGAAGATCTGGACGACGCTTTGGGTGCGTCACGCGGTTTGTCGCCAATGGAAGACTTGGTGGCTGACCTAAAGGATGACATCTACCGGATGCACCCGTCCGAAATTGACGCTCTCTATGGGAAAACAAAAGGCATTCACAAAATATCCACAGTCAATGGCCACAACACCAAAAGGTCTTATTGGGACAAGTCCAGGTTCGACAGACTTGCAGCAAGCGAAATCCCCGACTACGCAAAAAAAGTAGGGGCTATTTGGCGTGATGTATTGGATGAGTCCTCAGATGAGATTATCCAGAATTGGCGCAGATGGGGTGAACTCGGAGAAGATGTCATTGGGGATATGGACATCGACACATTTAGACGCCTTAAGAAAGAATACGGTTATGCCGACACCTTCCACACTATCGCGAAGGATAGGGCTGCCCGGTCTACGGTAAACAGCCAAACCTCCATGAGCGGCCTATTGATGACCACCGCAGGCACAATGATGGGCCTCGCAGGGGGTGGACCGTGGGGAGGAATGGTCGGCGCGACTATTGGCGCAGCCACCACAAAGTATCTCAAAGAGAACGGAACTTCACTAACCCATGCAGGAGCCCGGTTCCTTTCCAAACTCGCTTCAGTTCGAAACGGTAAAATTGACGACATCGCAAAAAGAGCGTCTTCCGTCGTAAAGGGGACCGCTAAACGAACGCAAGAAATAGGATTGCCGGTCAGTCTTAAAGCTTTAACCGCTCTTAGCTTCACCGGAGCCCCACCGCAGGGAGACACTAAAGCCGAAGTGATGTTGAGTTTAGTTGACCAAATTGAGTCAGTTGCCGGGAACCCTCAAATGTTCGCCACGATGGTAGAAGCAGAATTGCAGGATTTAAAGGTTGTCGCTCCGCTAGTCGCTCAAGAGACAATGAAGACCAAGGTTAGAGGGATGCAGTTTCTAAGCGAGAAGTCCCCCAAGAGAAGCGGGAGCTACAGCAACTACCAGCCCAAGCTTTACCAGAAGACCGAGATAGACCCGCTGGCCATGTCCCAATTTGGGAGGTACCTCACTGCGGTAATGGATTACACCGGGACAGTGTTTGACGACTTGGCAGATGGCACCTTGATGCAAGAAACTATTGAGGTTGGAGAGAAAGTTTACCCGGAGATTCTTAGGGAAATAAGAACTGTCATGGCTAAGGGTTTAGCCGGTGAAGATAAAGCTTACGATAATTCTTTTATGGCGAACCTCAACACCCTCTTCGGAGAAGGTGTTGTCCCGTATCAGAGCCCTGATTTTATGCGGAGACAGCAAATGCAATACAAGGTAGAATCCGAAGGGTCGATGGCTGGGGTTAAGCCATCTTCTGCCGCTCAGGGACCAGTCGCGTTAAATACAGAAACCGCAATGGAAGCGGTCGATTCTAACTTAAAGAGAGGATAGCCACCGTGCATACTATTAATTATCAAAATACCTACGCTAGCGCGTTAACTGACGAACAGGTGATGGACCTTACGGTCGTCACCAATCAAAAGCTTTCGCTTCATGCGATGACCACCGATGCTGACGGAGGTACGCTCACCACTTACTACGTTTTTATTGACCCCATTACCAAAGCCGAAACCGAAGTAACTTATGACACGACTGCGATGACGCAAAATAACTTGTTTGTTGTCGTCTATGATTACAAAGTTCCATTCCTCCGCGTGAAGTATACGAACGGCGGAACAGCGGGTGGGATTATCAGAGTAACCGGAACAACGGCGGAGTAGGAACATGGCAGATGCAACCATTAAAATCAGGGGTGGTGCTGGCAACGCTACACAAATTCAATCGAGGGATATCGACGCAGCGGCACCGACAGACGGGCAAGCGTTGGCTTGGAGTAATTCTGATTCGGAGTGGGAGCCAACTACGATAAGTGCAGGCTCTTCTGAGTGGACCGATACCGGAACCGTTCTTCACCCTACCGAGTCAACTTTGGATAACGTTGTGGTGGGAGGAACTACCACCGGAAACTCGGACATTGTTCTTGGGGTTGATGGGTCGGCGGTATTTAACGAACAGGGTGCGGCGGTCGATTTTAGAATTGAGAGCGACACGAAGCAGAACATGTTCATCGTCGATGGCTCCGAAAATAAAATTGGAATGGGGGATATTGCGGTCCCTCTCGATTTGCTGAACCTGAAAGGCTACACCCCAAATGTTCGGCTTAGTAATGATGATGAAACCGAATCGGGAGTCATCTTTGATGATTCAGCGCAACCGCTTTCTCAAAAAGCATCGATAATCTTCGATTCGGGGAATACCTCCGGCCTTACGAACGGCTTAAGTCTTATGACCTCGGGCGGCGTCGTTGCAATTACAGGAAGCATCAACCCCACTGCCTCTACCTCAGTCGTAGGGGTTGGAACTGCGTTTACCACCCAGCTAAGAGTTGGCGATAGAATAACGGTCTCAGGGGAAACGCGCACTATCGCGACAATTACGGATGACACTAATCTTACAGTTACCGCCGCGTTTACCGATACAGCGAACGACACTGCTGTAGAGATGGAGCGCCGAGCAATGCAAATCAGTTCAGCGGGGCTAGTGGGAATAGGAGTAAAGCCCAGCACGGCGGGTGAGACACTCGCGATTAACGGAGCCGCTGCATTTCTGGAACAACACAGCACGTTCGTTCCGTCAACAGTTAGCACCTACTCTAAGCTGTACTCTAAGAGAGAAGATGGACCTAGATTTGGCACTGCGTCAGCAGACCTTCTAAAGTCTTCTACTGAATATCTCCGCGTTGCGTATGATGCAGCCAATCCCGATTTTGAACTTGGGACTGGAGAGCTGACGGCTGAAGGCTGGTTCATGTGGCGCGGTGTCTCAGCTACTTCATTTGAGCTAATGTCGATCGGCCGTTGGAACGAAAGTGGCTTGGAATGTGTTTGGCTCGGAACTAATGATTCTTTTAAGATGTATATTGACGGCACGACTGTGATTAACACGGGGGCAAGCTCGTTTACCCCTACACTAAAGCAGTGGTATCACATTGCGTTTACTCGTGATGGAAGTGACGATTGCCGAATTTTTGTTGATGGGGCGCAGGTGGGTTCGACTGTAAACGACACAGGCACTATCACTGGAAACAATGCGACGGGTCTGAACGGTTTCAAAGTTGGAAACGATTCGGCGGGTACGTCCTCTTGGGATGGTTGGATTGATGAAGTGCGTATCTCCGATACCGCACGGTACACGTCCACCTTTACGCCACCAACGGCGGCGTTTACTACTGACGCCAACACAGTCGCGTTGTATCACATGGATGGCTCGGCAGGCGGCACAACGTTCACGGATTCCTCAGGAAATGGCCAAAACTTAACAGCGGTGAATGGCGCGACGACAGAAATCGGACAGGCTGAATTATACGCCTTCGACGGCTCAGGGAACTCGACTAAGATTTCCCCACACAATGCCGAGGGGGAATGGGAGTATTATTCCAAGAATGTCAACACCGGGAAGACGGTGCGTATCAATATGGAAGAAGCCATTCGAGACTTGGGAGAGTTGACGGGCAAAGATTATATTAAAAGAGGATAAGGTGTTATGAGGGGGCGGAGGTGGAACCGTTTTTGGAGTTCGGGGGAAATGGTGTCATTCTGGCTATGGTGCTTGCGGCTTTCAAAGCTTTGGAAGCTAGAGCATCTAAGAAAAATGGCTCTGTCTCGGCTCGGATTGAATCCATCGAGAAGAGCTTAGAAGTCCTAACGAATGAATTTAGAAGTTTTCGTCAAGAGGTAGCGGAGAGACAATTAAAAGAAGATATCATTAAGGAGATTAGTCATGAGCAGCAAACCGGGAGTTAAGACTTCGGAGTGGTGGCTAAGTTTAGCCGCCCTAATCACATCGGCACTTTTGTCGTCAGGTCTAGTAAGCAACAGCCTCGCGCTCCAGTGCATCGGTGGCGTTGCTACGCTTCTAACCGCTCTGGGGTACCAAGTATCCCGGTCCTTTGTGAAAACCTCCGAGAAGCGCTCTGAGGCGCTCATGGAGGCATCCAAGATGGGCGCGGGAAAGTCCCAGGACTAGAAGATGCGCTGCAGGCTGCGTCAACGCTTAAGGCAGGTCATGGGTCTATTTTGGCCGCTTTCAGCATGGACGACATTCGGGCTCGCGGTTCTCTTGGTCTTAGTTCTCGAATTTCTGACAATCTTCTGGTCGTAGGAGAGGGTTGGGTATCGAAGGATTGGAGGAGCACCCAAATCAACCATGGAGTCATGGCGGGTTTGAAGCTCCAATGGTAGCTAGCTATCCTTCCAATTCCAAAAATGGTCGATCCACCTCGCCCTCCGCCCCTCCCTTGAATCCACGTGTATACGCCCCCTGTACAAACCAATCCCTTTAAAACCTCCGACTTGGTCTGCTAGAACGTAGAGCTTCAGAATTCTTCGGTTAGATAATGTGCCGGTGGCGTAGGTTATATCTGACGCCACGCAAATCCCGTCTTCATTTGGGACGTGCTTTGACCGCTTTGCCCCGCCCACTTCGGCATTGTGCTTTTTGCATCGAATGCCCGATGTGACCTTAAGAGGGCCTGCGGCATCGCGGAGCTTTTGGAGGAGTTCAATATGTTTAGGGGACATCGTACCGAGGCCGCACTTGCAGCTTCAGAAGAATTCGTAGTCCATGAAGTTTTTTGAAAGTCTCTTCCCCATCCTCACCCTCCGAAAGCGGGGCCGGTAGCTTACGTGGAGGTATCTAATCAGCTATGCTAATAAGAACGCCACCGGACCCGCTTGAGAGTACAAGGTTAATTGCCTTTCGGCTACCCTTCTTCTTTTTCAATACTTTTCTGCAGCTCCTGGATTTTAGCCAGAACGGCAATGGTCAATTGGGTGGATGCCATTTCCGCTATCTCCTCTTCTTTCTGCTTGAGTTCGGTTTGAGCATCATCAAGCATGGCGAACATAGAGCTGATAACGTCAAGCATATTAAGCAAAGCCCAGGACAGCGCAGTGCAGCCGATTAAAGCCAGCATGGCGTCTGTTATAGGGTTATGGGTAATTCGGATTACACCGAAAACAATAAGCAATGGGCTAAACCCTAATGCTAAAATAATACCTTTTCTTTTCATGGCAATTTCCTCTCTTCTGCCTCGTAGCTGATTTCGCAATTATCGTTACACGTGAAACGATTGTAATAGATTAAGCCATATAAGACCGCTTCGATGGCAATCTCTGCGCCCACCATCTTAGGGGTAATCTTCTTTACCGCTCTTATCTGAACCCCGGTACCAGCTACCGCTCCGGTATAGATCCCAGCCACTGCTAGGCAACAGTCTTTGCACCCATCCATTGACTCCCTGCCGTTGCAAAATGAGTCACCGTCAGCAGGTCCGTAAAGTTTGTTGGTAACCTTCGGTGGCTTCGGCGGAGCACACGAAAATGGGACTGCCCCAAATTGGTACACTGCCGAGTCATCCGTGCCTGCCACCAGTGCCGCAGGGTCAACCCCTATCGGATAGGTGGCTCCTTCATCGCAAACTAGAAGAGCGGTGTTCTCTCCTGGCTCAACGTCAAAGGTGGCGTTGGGTAGCTGCAACTCTTGCATCCCCATCGCACTAATGTACTTCTCTACTCTATTGGTCTTGACGCACTGAATTGTGCTGTCGCTATTTGCTACACAGATTTGGTCGTAACCTCCTCCGGAAGCCAGCCTCGTTGCCGCAGTCCCCACTAAGATTGCCGGAATTAAAAATCCTTTAAATCCTACCCCGTTTTCTTTTTTCATTTTGTTGCTCCTCAGGACTCATGAATGCGCCCCTCGTTTAGTAGTTTGTTTATTCCCTCTATTTCCCCCAAGGGGGTGCTATTTTTACCGCTAACTTGCCTTACTCTCGGTTTCTTTCTATCATCGCGTCTCCATTCCAGCTTTATGCAGTTGCTTGGGTTAGTGAACTTCTCAAGCAATATCCTCTCCGGCTTCGGTGGCCATCTATTCGCTTTGCATTGAACCACCACAAACCACTCTGGCGCGATGCCAACAATATCCCATTCGCCTAAGCTTGCCGCTGACCGGCAGCATTTGAACCCAACGGATTCTAAGAGGCGCATAGCCTCATGCTCGATTCTGTTTCCCTTAGCCTTCGTATTCACGCCCACTCCCAAAAAAACCCTCGGGCAGCACATTGGGGGAGAAACCGCATTTGTCTTCCAATGCGGATACTACCCGAGGGTTCCTCTTATCCAGCCGCGCAGGTTTGCACGACTTGACAAATTGAAATTAGAACCACTGCTGCTATCATCCACTCTTCGGGTGTAATCCCTTTTCCCATCTCATCCCGCCTCCTCTGATCAGCCCCTCCTAGAGTATCTCGGGCAATTCTCCGCTTTAGTCTTCTGTTCGTCAAGACTCAGAGAAGTGCTGTAGCGGGTGCATAGCCATCCCCCTTCTTCCAATGGCCGGGAGAATTCGCAGGTCCGGCAGTTCTTTTGCTGGACCGGTTCCCCCTGATGACAAATCCCATAATGAGAACACCACTTGCACAGATAATAATCTGGACGCTCCGAGAACCGAGGAGGTGGCTCATTCGCGAAGATAACACGCTCCGCCTTCTCCTGAAGCTCCCCTGCGAAATACTTGTCGTAATGGATTCGCTCTAGGTAATAGCGGTCATCGTCTTTGCACACGGCAATGTAGACCGCTCTCGTCATTCCCGACTTGTGCATGTAGCTCTGCATTTGAGCGTAGTGCTTGGGCTTGGACTTCTGGACCCCTTCCTTCACCAGCAAATCGAAGCTCTTTTTGTTGTGAGTTTTGAACTCCCCAACGTGCCAAGTCTTTGGAGCTTCCTGCAGCCCCAAGATGGCGGCATCCATTGAGCCGCCGAAGTGACCACCCAAGGAAGAGAAGCGCCATTGCTCACCCTCTGCGGGGCCCTCAGAGACCGTCACACCGGCCATTCGAAGGTCGGCTACGATGGTGGTCTCTTCGTTCTGGCCGCGCCTGAAGAGCCTTAGAATGCGCCCCTGGAAGTCTGGGGAGCTGAACCACCGGAAAGCGTACCATAGGAGCCGCTCGCAAGGGTCGCCAATGATTGAATCCCCCAGATGGGCTCTGCGCCAGTCCTGCGAATTCTGCTCTATGCGTTCGTCGATTATCGCCAGGGTGCGAGATGGGCGTTCAGGTAGTTTTGCCATTTTCTTCTCCAAAAATTGGGGGCCCAAGCAGCGAACCGGGCCCCCCCAAGATTAGAATTAGAACGGGAGGGGTTTATTCCCATCCTTCTTCTGCTCCTGGTTTGCCCATGGTGGGGTGACACCACCATTCGCAGGTGCGCCCGCCACTTGTGGTGGAGCGTCCGCTGCAGGCGAATAGCCTTTGATTTCATTACTAGCGTCGTAGCCGTTCTGAGCTTCCCGAATAGTCACTTTAATTTTAAGCGGCTTATTATGGAGAGCCTGCGAGTCATCAAGCGGCGTTAGGTGATGAACCGAACGACAAATGCTCGCAAGGTTCCGGTTGGCAATTTCGACTGCCTTGGGGTTCTTATTCACCAGATTCAAATTAGTCCAGACGAGACGACCCTTGTAGGGTCCGTCGATAATCTCAAACGTAAGTTTAAGGTACCATGCTCTAACCTTTTCTCCATTAAACATAAAAAGCGTTTCGTCACGAGTGTCTCGCTTATCACTGTCTGTGATCATGGCGACATACTGCGCTGCAGGGATAGGGTCGAAGGACTTTTCTTCTTCATGCTCGTTGGGATTAAACCCACCTAAATTAGCCATTGTTTTCTCCTAAAATCTTGTTTTTAATGTGTGCTAAACTTGGAACTTCGTACATATCCAAAGCTCCGCTTCTATCTTTGGCAGCGTAGGTGCCATCGGCCTGGCACTGCAGCCACCGTTTAATATCTCCGCTCTCCGGGTCTCGATGCACCCTCAAGGTAAATAATTCGTCGAAGAGGTAAGGAATTGAATTACCTACCTTGGCTCCAGGAAATGAGGGAGCCCAAATTAATCCAGCTTCCGACTGAATGCGTTCAGTCTTGCAAGACATGTAGATGTGCTTGTCCAAATCCCGAAAGCTTTTGATAAGCCGGTCCATGACAATGGCCAGCTCTCCATAGGCTCTGCGAGGGTCTTTGCTCTGTTTTCTCTCATGAGAAAGAACCTGCTCTGCAATCTCAGAGATTGAATCAATGCATACCCATTGAATTCCCCGAGCCTCATCCGAATCACAAATCCATGCGTACGCTTCCAACACGTCTTCTTTGTTCGAACACTCAATTGCTGTGATGTTAGAATCGCGAAGAGACAAAAGACCCCCTTCTGCTGAAATGATGACGGTGTCATCCCTTGCGCCAGTCGTGGCGCAGAGCCGAGTCTTACCCGTTCCTGCATCACCGTGAACGCATATCTTGAGATGATGCATTCCCTGGTCATTAGTTTTAATAAGCTTCATTAAACTTTCTCCTTGCGTTGCTTGTCTGCTTCGTCAAACTCTTCCTGCAACATCCTGCGGTTGTGGTGAGTGGCTAAGTTGGCTACTTCCAACGGATCGGGGGTAGGCCCGTTTACGTATTCCGACTTAAGGGCCGAAAGAGGCCGAGTCTTCCCTGTTGCATTCAAGCCAGGTTTTATTTTTTTCTTCTTCATTAGCTCAATACCTCTACCTTAATTGATGTTTTAGCGGGCTTGGTGGCAATGGCATTGCACACAAGCTTAAACAACTCCGGGTTGGCGTTCTCGATTGCCCGGAGCTTGGGAAGGTCGATGTCAACCTTCGTCTTCACGGGCTGAAGCTCAAGGGGGATATCATCGCGGATATTCTCCCAGGCTTCCTGATCGAGCTTACGAGTCAACTTGCCAGTGCAAGTGCACTTGTAATAGCGCGTCTTAGTGATAGAAGAACCTTCTTCTTTCACGTCCGAAATTGCGACAATCAACCCTTCGATTTCTAGTCGACGGGCTTTTGCCTTTTTCTCTTCCTCTGCTGCCTGCTGATGGGCATGACAAAGTTTGTCTAGTTCTGTTACTCCATTATCCATTTTGCTTTTCTCCTCTTTTATTGGTGGCTTACACAGCACCGAGTTATTGGGGTCAAGCTTGCCGCCCGACTTAAGAATTTCATTAGAGTGACCCATTAGCTGCTCCGCCGAGTCCATTTGCGAGGTTACGGATGAAGATGTTCCTACGAGTCGTGTAACAATCGTCGGCTTCGAGTCTTCCCTCGAACCAGCTTTCGTAGAAGGACTCGCGAATCTGATCGCGAACCACCTCAAGCTCAAGCTTGTATAGCCGGTGCTTATACCCTGACAGCCAAGCCGGGTCTTGAGTCATGTAGTCAAGCCAAGCGGCTCGCAACCCTCGACAGATGTCGATAATTAAAGCCTCTTCCTCTCCCTCCGTCATGGGGAGGGCTTCGAGGATTCTTCCTAAGAACGTAAGTTCAGTCATTAGTTGCTCCTTACGGCATCGACGTTGTCAGTCATTTTAGTTTTACGTGTGATCGACTTGTGAATAATTTGGTCAACTTCCGAATTGGAAGTGATGAGGAAATATTCACAGGCATTTTTTTGGCCAATGCGGCAAATTCTATCCTCGGCTTGTGCGATTTCAGAATTTGACCAAGGGAGGTCAATGAAGACCATGCGGCAGCTTTTGGTCAAAGTTAGGCCGACACCCATTGCGCCCACCGTGCCAGCTATCCCGTCGAGTTCTCCCATCTGGAACCGCTCAACGATTTCTGCCCGCTTCTCAGCCGGAGTATCGCCGACGATGCATTCCCAGCGGTCGTACTTACCAAGCTCTTTGCATGGCGCTACGTGAGCTGAGAAGACAACGATGGGACCACCGCCGCCTTCGATAAGTTCATCGATAAAAGGAAGGGCTTTCTTTCCCTTGGCGATGGCCAACTCTTTGCGAGCTTCGGCGAGCTTCCCGGCGATGGGGGTTTGGAGCCCGAATCGCTTGAGGCACCCATAAACGCTCTTAGGCCCTGCCGACCAAGCCTCAAGTTCGTCCATTGATTCGCGGTCAATCTTGCCGCAACTCTTAGGGAGCTTGACTTCAACTTCGGTCCAACGCTTTGACGGGAGGTCAGGCAGAACGTCAATTCGCTTTCGACCGAACGAACACTTAGCTAGTCCTTCTTGAGCCAACTTCTCGTTAATCCTATTCGGACTCCAAAGAAGGCCATAATGGCCCTTGTGGCCGCCCCAGACAGACACAAAGTTGCCATAGCTGCCATAGCCCTGCTTCAAGAGACCGAAGCTCTGGAGGCAACCGTAGAGGTCATAGGGAGTGGTGACCAAGGGGGTGCCCGTCATGCCCCAAGTAGAGCCGCCAGCTTCTAAGATATCGCGGCTAATCGAGCGCCAATTCTTAGTGCGAGCACTCTTAGACTTTTTAAGATAGTGAGCCTCATCGACAATCGCATTGACTTCCCAATTCAAATAAGAGGCTTCGCCTTCCTTAGGGAGAATCTCGTAATTCACAATTACGATTTCTCCGAGGCATGGCCATCGGAAATTCCCCCGCCCACTCAGTACGACCGGGGTTAAATCGGGTCTCCAAGTTTTAACTTCACGAGCCCAATTGCCTTTAAGGCTGGCAGGACAAACCACCAACGCAGCAGTGGCCGAAGGGAGAGCCATCAAAGCCTGGATGGTTTTCCCGAGACCCATCTCATCGGTTAAGAATGCCTTCTTATTCTTTCGAAGATAATCGATGCCCTCATCCTGGTGAGGATAGAGAGGGAAGGCGGGGTCAACGTACTCGACGGCATCCAACTTGCTACAGTCCATGTTCTGGAAACCGGCAGGGGCTGGAGAAGGGGTCGAGTCATTGGGAACCAAGCGAAGATGGTTAACTTTCATTTCGGGGAGCGCGGAATCATCGAAGTCCCATTTCTCTGCAAATTCTTTGACAGAAATCTTGGAGGAGACCGGAACCCCCCACGTATAAGGAACGTAGTCGCGACCCGGAAGCTTGCGAACCGATGCAAGGATGTCGTACTTTTCGGGGTCATTCCAATCCCAGGAGATGCAAAAGCGGAATTCTCTGCCGTCAAATCGTTCCCAGGTGATTTTGCGGGATGCCTTATAAAGAGCAATTTTCTCTTCGGCTCTAAGCTTGTCATGGGTGGCGCGGATAACATCCCGGCCTCGGGCTTTTGCCGCAGCATCTCGGATAATGAGTTCATCGACATCACTACAGACTTGAGAAGGTCTCAACTGGCTGTTGATGTACTTGACCAGCACCGCCGCCATCTCGGCAGTCAGCTCATCGGTCCATAATTCTAGGGGGAGGTTGGCAGCGATATGACCAACTTGAGAATCGGCTTTAGAAAAGCCTACGCCGTTTCGGAAGGCGGCTTTGTCATCATCGCGGGATTGGATAAAGTTAAGGGCGTCATAAATACATTGTTTGTGCAGTTTGTTCACTTGGTTTTCCTTTTTCACTAGGGGACTCACATGAGGTCCCACTTCGAATTCTACAGTAAACTAAATAATTGTAAAGCTTTTTCTTTACTTGATATTTATTTAATATTTACCTAACAATGACCCAAGTCTTTTTCAAGGAGAATTTTATGGACGATGACCAAGTTGTTAAAGTTATGCTAAATTTGAGCCGCGATATCTGCGACCGGTGCCAGTTTCTGACCAAGTGGATGGCACGGAACAGCCTGAGGGGGTCCGCAAGTAGAGCCGATGTTATGCGTAAAGCTCTAGCTCTGGGCATCGATATCTTGGAGAAAAAGCAAATAGAAGAAGAGGCAGCTTAAAAATAATTTGGTGCCAGCGGGAGCTGGCATGGAGGAACCAATTCATGGAGGGTGGCAAGATGCTTCAGTGCGCGACTGAGCTTAGGGATTTCGGGTTTAACATAATTGCTTTAATGGAACGGGAGAAAAAGCCCCACTTCGGGGCATACCGGGGAGGGGAAATCGAGGCAGTCTTTCAGACGCCTCATTCAGCAGACGATATCGAAGAATTATTTACGAGGTACCCACAAGCAAACGTAGGTATCCTGACTTCAAACGTGACGGTGGTAGATGCAGACTGCCAAGATGTTATTGACTACATCGAAGAGTATTTTCCACCATCACCGCTCATCGCCAAAACTGCAAAGGGTAGACACTATTTCTACGCCGCCGGAGACGTCGAACGAATCAGCATCAAGCGCGATGGTAAAGAAGTTTTCTCGATCAGAGGACCGGGGACCTGCAACTATGTTGTGGGGGCAGGAAGTATTCATCCCAGCGGTTCGAGGTACGAGTGGATTCGGCAGGACCTCGGACTCGATGAACTCCCGGCCTTAACCCAAGAGGATATCGGGGGGTTGGTAGGTCTGTTTCAAAATGGGACAGCGTTTGTCCCAGAAGTAGCGGCGTCCTATAAATCAAACGGAGGCGGCGGAAACCTCCTCGGGTTTGACCCATCCCAAATTAGAATGGTCGGCGACCCGGCGAAAGTAGGCTCTCGAAACAATACGCTAGCTAGTGATATTGGAGCATTCGTAAGAGACGGGGCGAGCAGGGAAGATTCTCTGAAGCAAGCCCTGGATTGGAACGCAAAGCTAGAGAAACCGCTCAAAGTTCGAGAAGTCAAAAAGACGCACAGTTCTATTTGGAAAGTTCACCTTAAGAATCATCCTGAAGAACAAGCCATCGTAGCAGTCGAGATGCCAGCCAGGGCCAAGCCAAAGGCGAAGGCCCCAGCTAAACCCATCACCCCTATCCCTGGGGTGCTCGGCGAATTCGTCGATTGGTTCTGCGAGACCTCGCCCAAAGAGGTGGTGGACAAGAGAATAGCTATTCAGTCAGCTCTAGCCCTAGGCTCAGTTATTTTAGGAAGGCGCTACGTTACCAGTGCTGACAACTATTCGGCACTATTTCTAATCGTCGTCGGGCGCAGTGGCTCAGGGAAAGAGCACTGCAAAACGACGGTGGAGGGAGTACTCGAGGAAGCAGGGCTCGAGGATTTAATCGGGGGGAGTGGGTATACTTCGCCTGGGGCAGTATTTTCAGAATTAAAGGAACGAGCAAATCATATCTCGACCGTCGATGAATTCGGGCGCTACTTATCTGCGACGAAACAAATGGGCCAATCAAACTTAGAGCAATCAATGCGTGTCTTAATCGAGATATTCGGAAGACCCCACGGACTGCACCGGCCGCCTAGTTATTCTCGAATGTCAGATAAGCAAGCCAAAGGAATCGACCGGTTCACAGTTAAAAAGCCCTCGATTACCCTGCTCGGGATGACGACTCCAGGTAGTTTCTACCAGGCCCTTGAAGGGGCGGAGGTAGAGAACGGAACCTTGGGGAGATTTCTGGTGGTGGAGAATGAGTCACCGCTCAGTAAATACCGAAGGGATAGGTCGAGAAGAGACCCACCCGACCGGGTAGTCGAGTGGGCTAAGAAAATGAGGCAGGGTAACGTGCTATCAGATGCTTCAGAGACGCACGACATAGCACCCGAACCTATGGTTATCAACATTTCCGATGAAGCTTACGAAGTATTCGAACGGTTTGAGGAGAGTATTTTAAAGCAACGCGATGCCGTAAGAGCCTTCGGACTAGAAAATTTATTAGTTCGAGCCCATGAAATAGCTATGAGGATTTCCCTAATTATTTCCTGCTCCCTCTGTGAACCAACTATTTCAGCTAAAGCAGCTCAGTGGGCCTGTGATTATTCCGGCGATTGCTTCCTAAAATTAGTTGAGAGTGTCCGAATTAAGATGTGCGGTTCCAAGTATGAGGGGGACAGACAAAGAGTTCTCCAAGCAATTGACGGGGCGGGGGAGAAGGGTTTGACCGACCGGGAACTTCGAAGACACAAAGGGGTGGGAGTCCTTCAACCCCGAGAGTTGACGATTATTTTGGGCGACCTTGTGAGTCGGGGCGAAGCTCTGAAAGTCAAAGCTCCCCAAGCCGGGAGACCTCGGGAATCTTGGGTGGCATCGTTACGGTAAAAGTGAAATGTCATATCAACTCTACAATATCACTAGGGAAAGGGCTATTTCGGCAGCCGAACCCCACCCCCCCCCTTATATATACCTCCGGGGTGGGGAGGTGTGGGGCGGGAATATTTTGAGGGGGCCTTCTAAGTGCCTGATATTGTGTGATGGATGTGGGGGAAGTGTACCCCCCACAAACTAGTGTCATAACTATATAGTTAATAACAATTATATTAATATTTCCAACTTAGTAGTGTGATTCTGATTCGGTATTGTTTTGACATTCAAGGGAATTTGAAATGACAAAACTATTCATCGCAAGCGACGAGGGCCCCCCGCCTGTTGTAATCAACAGGGACGCGAATGCAGGAGGGCTTTATATTTTCTAGCCTTAGGTAGTACCATTCAATATGAAGGAACAAATCAGCGAGTTTCTGCGCTTCTTCATCTGATAAACCTTCGGCTAGCTTTGCCCGGAACGGGAGTTCCAGGATGCGTCGAAGTATACCTTCAACAGGGTGTACGTCGGTAACTCGCATAGTGACTTCTTTAAATAATTTCATCATGGGGTTGTTGCTCCATTAAGAGAAGGGGGTAATTCCCCTTCAATTAATAGTGACGCAGCGGTGCCCGTATTTCTGACAGACTATTTTTATTATTCTGGGGATGGGCCAAAGCGAGTCTTACCTACTCCGGCTTCACGATAGGTATCTAAATGTATTATTTCAGCCTTGGGGGGAACGATTCTACCGTCTGCATCAAACAAAGTAGGGTCGAGGGCACCTTCAAAAAGAACAGCGATGTCGGGAACCGGCTCTCCTAATTCCGAGAAACCTTGACCGAGATTCCTAAACTCTTCATCAAAAACCAGAGCGAGTCGGGACCGATTAATTGCTTGGGTTAATTCCTCGGGGCTTATCTCAACGAAATCGCAGAGCGGATCGACTGCATCCAATAAGAGCTGTAACGCGCTGCGTAATATAGATGCTGCCTTGGCGGGTTGCTTAGTGTTTTCGGGCATGATTTTGGTTTTCCTTTTCTTTAGGGGATAATTCCCCTGTAATAGGTTCACGGGTAGCTGCCACTAACCGGGACAATATTTCTTCTAGGTCCTTTATCGATGGGGGCTTAGGAGTATTTTCCCTAACAATTCTCTTTCGGCTCTTAGGCTTGCCCTTCCCAACTCTCTGCTTAGAAATCCACTGATTCTTCCTACGCTTACTACCTTTAGACATACCGTTGCTCCTTACCTTCATTAATACTGACGGCTGGGCTCTCGGGTTCGGGACATATTTCTAGGGGAGTATTCGTAAAAGTATTTTAAGTAATTATTTTCATTAAGTATTTTGGAAAATATTTCTGGGAAGTATTTTGAAAAGTATTTCTGAGAAGTATTTTCAAAAAGTATTTTGAGGAGTATTTCTGAGAAGTATTTTCAAAAAGTATTTCCAATGTTATTTTGGAGATCGGTTAATTGGTGTTGGCCGAAATTATAAAGAGGTTGGACCTAGGTTGCTCCGGGTCCAGTCTCTTTTTTTTATTTTGGAGGGTAGGGAATGAGTCAAAACGGAAAAGGGGACAAGCCAAGACCGGCTGAAATTTCCAAAGATAAATTTAATAAGAATTTTGAGAAGATATTTAAGAAGAAAAAGAAAGCCAAGTAGGCTGAACTTAATTTTAGTGGAGGAAAATTATGGGAAAATGTCTAGTGCACGATGATTGTAATTGGCCCAAAGAAGGGGTTAATTATTCTTGTGAGCACCACACCAAAACCACATTTGCTGGGTTGGATAAATTAATTAACCGGATGAATGATATCGTGTCTCCTAGCAGGATAGGAAGTAGAGATTCACTTGAAAGAGAATTGACTGAAAACGCAAACAAGTGCGGCTTCAATCAACCGGTAATCGCCGACCTATGGGATACGGACAATGTTTATTTCTTTGAACTGTCCAAGGCAGACCATTGGGAAATAGACGACGAGGGGAACCACGTTCAGCTATGGGAGCAAGTATTGACGTGGGAAGGGAAAGAGCTAGAGCCAAGGGATAGGGGAGAATACGAGCTAGAGCTTAGGGAGGAGTATGAACGGAAGAGAGACGAGGAGAGGAAACAATTTAATCGGGGCTGGCCTGAAGATAAGCGCAAAAAAAAGCCCTCATGAGAGGGCTTTCTAATTGGGTTAGGTTTGGGATTAAATGGTGGGTTTAACGTCCTTAAGAAGTCCTGAGAGCGTCAAACCGTAAAAGATTGACAGTTTACTAAGCAAAGAAAAGCAAGGGGGTTGCTTGTGCTCAACTCGTTGATAGTTGCTATGCGGGATACCAAGCAACTTGGACAATTCCCTGATGCTTAAATCAGCTTCCCTTCTAAGAGATATTAGACGTTCCTGAATAGTCATTTATGCCGCTCTCTTTCTGATTTGAACTAAAGCTTGGGAAGCGTCAGAACCTGGTGCTTGAGAACCGTGAATCAATAAAGCGAAGCTTGGGTGATTTGGGTCGGAAGCAAGGGAATCATCCTTGTCAATCTTAAGTCCAAGCTTTCTAGCTTCTGCTTTAGAATAAACGACGGTTGCTGATTTGAAGCCATATCCCTCTAATTTCTTAATGAGATGGTCATGGGTGCCACCTCTAGAAAGATTGATGACAAAATTCTTTGGAAGCCGACGACGATACTTGAGAACAAGTGGTAGCGCTTTAGTGTATCCGTAAACAGTCCAAAGGGGGTTTCTCCGTGCTACTTCGGACCATGCCATAAGGTACCAACTGGCAAACATGTCCCCACTCACATGCGGCCTCACCAGTTGCTTAGGGTCTGGATTTCGCTTGGGTTGACTTGCTTTGAGGGAAGCCTCAAGCAAATCAGCAACCCCTGAGATACCATCCCTCTTATAAGATTTCTTAATCATGTTGAAGTTACGCAACCTGGCGCGGTAGGTTTCTACATATTGTGCTTCTTGACTTGCTGAGAAACAACGGAATTCCATGTCAGGACCGTCTTTGACTTTCAGCTTAAGCTTGGTTGAACCATCATCTAGCTTGATACGCTCCTTTATAATGGCTTTAGCTAAACACTCTTTAGCGTACGGGCATGTGACGCCAGCGAGTAGGGAAATAGAAAGCACAAGCTTTTTATCTTTTCGCTTGTCAAATTTTTGGTTGGACTTGGCTACTTGTAGCAGTTGATTCTTTTTCATTGGTGTTGTTCCTTTGTTGTTGATTCTTTCATGATGTAACAATTTCCCATGATGCTAGTAGTCCATTGCTTTTCCCCGCTGGGGAGTATCACTTGCCAAGCATACCCGAATCCCGCGTATAGCCACTGTTTGAAACCAGTGGTCTCTACAATCGCTTGTGAACCGTCGAAAGCTGGCTCGCTTAGCTTCATATCGCTAGCTACCCAAAGTCTACCGGTTAGGTTAGCGTCGAAAATAACGGGGTTGATAGATGATGGATTGCCTTTAGGGTTTGGCTCATTCATTGGTGTCGCTCCTTTGGTGTTGGTGTTAGCTGTTTTCAATATCTTCTTTAGCAAAGTCAATTGCCTCAATTAACAATTCAAGCGTGCACTTGATGTCAGAACGGTTTATCCCGTCCACTTCGCTAGCATCATTAACGCCCCCTAGGAGGGAGTCTAGGTCAGTTGATAGGCTGGTCAGGGTTGTTAGGCTGTGACTCTTCAGAACCTCAGAGATTGCTTCTGATGCTTGTTGGATTGCTGAATCTTTTAAGTCAGTCATTGTCGCTCCTAATTGGATTGGTGTTTACACCAGAATAGCCCGCTACTCGGCGGGCTGTTCGGCTGTGTCTCATATTGGGATTAATCGTCGCAAGTAATAGGCGCTTGTTTGAACGCGATGATGTCAGAAGCGGTTAGTCCCCAAACGCTCTCACGCATTACACCGACGTGCGTTAAATGGCGTGGGTGAAAGTGCCATTCTTTTTCACCCATTGGGACCTTACCCATATTATCCTTCACAGTAGCCTGAGAAACCCGCTCGACTGTGTAAAATCGTGGGGCTTCGGTACCGGTAGCATGGTAAACTCCAACGCTTAGACCAGCGTTGTGGAGGGCTTGTATCTCAATGTTGAGGTTCTTGGTAGTGGTTTGGGATAGGCTGAATGGCTTGATTAAATAGTTCATGTTGTTGCTCCGTTGTTAGATGTTGGTTACACCAGAAAAGGGAGCACTCGGCTCCCTATTCGGCTGTGTCCCAAAATGGGATTATTCGCATTGCATATAGAACGGGTTTCGAAGAGCCCAAACAAGTGCCGCCTTACGTGTCTTGTGCAAGCCTTCTATCATGTACATATCGCCATCGCGGCAAAGTACTTGTAGCTTCCATCGTACAGTGGATGTGCCATCCATATGGTCCATTGTGGAACGGCGTACTTGGAACGCGTTGCCGACAATGAAGACATCGCCGTCAGCATCGTACCGGGCAGGAGTGCAGTCGTAGACATAATCGCCCAAGTGGTTGATGCGGGGGCTTGCTTCAAAGCTTACATAGTCTCGGCTGGTAGGGTCATTGGTAACTGGCATTGTGTTGCTCCATTGGTTGGTGTTGGTGTTTCCTCATTCTAGCCTGTATCACTGAGAGATACAAGATAGAATCGTACCTTATATAGAGGGAAAAAGTACTTTTGGGAGTGGGCTCCTAAGCCCTTGAAATTGCTCGAGTTTTCAGGACCTTTGAGGAGTGCTTAGGAATGGTGTATACAAGCTTAATGAATTCATAAGGGATTCGTGGGGCGAAAAAGAAACTTTTTCGGGGGTTTCAGTTCAAACCGCCGGGTTCGGTTCGGACTCGAACCGATAGCGGTTCGAACCGTTGTTTGTGTCGCAGAATGCTACACAAAGAGCTGCCCGTGTAGCGAATTGAGCCGCGAACACGCGCAAGCGTGTAGCGTTTTGAGACGTGTAGCGAAACGATGCATGACTCGTTTCGATACGTGTAGCGTTTTGGGACGTGTCCCATTATGGGATTGTCGCAGAATGCGACGTGTAGCAAAATGCGACAAGTCGCAATATGCAACATGTCCCATTTTGAGACGTGTCTCATTTTGAGACAAGCATTCATCTGAAAGGCAGATTGGAATGGGGAAAGCAGACCGCCCTAAGTTGCTGATATCATTGAGGAAATCAATGGGGGGTATACCCAATAGGGGGGAGGGGGGAACAAGAGGGGTATATACCCCCCATAATCCCACACCCTCAAAAAATAACCTGGTCCTACAAAATAGAACCACCCTACCAATCAAGCTCAGAGACCCCGTAGACGGGGATTGGAACTATATCTATGATTCCTGGAAGCGGTCTTTTAAGGAAACGATGCCTTGGGTCCCTACCTCAAATTTTTTCCGGGCCATGGGGGAAAGGGTCGAGGCCATCAAGGGCCGGAAGGAAACAAGATTCTTCATTGCCTGTGATCCTGAAGATGAGGGTTTTATCTTTGGCTGGGGATGCTTCGGGAGAAAGAACCTCATTCACTATATATTTGTGAAGCAAGCTTTTCGCCATGCTCAGGTAGCTGGTCGACTGGTAGACCACGCCACCAACACAAATAAACCAATCGCATTTACTCATTGGACTAGAGTCTGTGAGAGACTAAGTAAAAAGCATCCGGGGGCTTTAAGGTATGAGCCCTCGAAACTACCAAAACTTTAAGGGAGAGCAAATGGCCAACGACGCACGGAAAATAGTCCTGACCGAAGAAGCTGCAAAGTATCTGAGGATACCAACAGAAACCTTGGTCGAATGGCGAGAAAAGGGGATAGGCCCACGCTACTATGATTTAGACGAGTTCATACGGTACTCGGTTGCCGACTTAAACCGATGGCTTAATATCAATAGCATAGAAACAGACTGGCTGATGACCGATAGAGAAGATATTGAAAACCTCGGCCCAGTAGAAGATTAAAGGAGAGAAAATGCCTGTTAAACTGAAGAGCTTTGCAACAGTGGATTATTACCATATCTGCGGAATGCACCTGAAGAGATTCGCTGCCGGAGTCAAAGGCAACGTGAAGATTGATTACCACCATCCCCACGGAGTGATGGTTTACCGGGACGAGAAAACCCCGGAGTTTGTTCCTATCCATAATATTAAAACCATCACTCCCGAGAAGATTGAAGACCTTCAAGCGGTACTCGGCGTAGCCCCGAAAGAAGAGGCACAGGTTTTTGCTGTAGTGGAAGATGGCCCCATTCCTGCCACCCCCCCAAAGCGCAAACGACGGACCAAGGCTGAAATGGAAGCCGCCCGAGCTGCTGCTAGTTAATGGCGAAGTACTCGGATGACCAAATCCTTAAGGAGTACCTGAAGAGGTTCGGTGGAAAAAATTTCTCCAGCCTTGAGGATTTAATCACCGCCAAAGAGGGGATGGGTCTCGAAACTGCCACCCCTCTGCAGCGAGCCATCTTTCGGATTGCCGATGGCAAGCCGTTGGAGTACCTCGCCAAAAATAAGGATGTTGCCGAAGCTCTCGGGATATCCTGGGAGCAGTTAAGAAAATTCCACCTTGGAGAAGCTCCTAGAGAATTGGTCGTGCTCTCGGGGATTCGTACCGCCAAGTCATTCATGGCTGCTGCCATTGCAATCTGGGCAAGTCAGACCTGCGATGTTGACCACCTGAGAGCTGGGGAAATTCCCCGGTACTCCATTGTCTCCCTGAATAAGGATTTAGCCCACGTTGTCTTGAACCACTTGATGGGTTCAATCCTTGCCAGCCCCGCTTTAACCCGATTGATTTATGACCAGAACTCCGCGAAGAAGTGGTTAGACAACGGGCGACCCGGAGCGGATGCGATTGTGTTGAGGCACCCCTCTGGGAGACCAGTGGAGATTAAGGTGGTGAGTGGGAAGCGGGCTGGAGCTTCACTGGTCGCTCGTTGGTCTGCCGGGGTTACTTTTGACGAAGCTCCGAGAATGGCTGGCCAGGATGCAGCGGTTATTAACTTGGACGATTCGAGAGCTGCGGTAGTTGGCCGACTTCTCCCCGGTGCCTGCATTACGATGATTGGCTCGCCGTGGGCTCCGATGGGTCCGGTTTACAACATGGTGCAGGAGCACATGGGTAACCCGAATCGGGAGCGTGTGGTTATCAAAGCTCCCGGTCCTCTCCTCAATCCATATTGGTGGACCGAGGAAAGATGCGAGCGGCTAAAGAAAGCTGACCCCACCGCCTACCGGACTGATGTTCTAGCTGAGTTTGTTGATATCGAGGAAAGCCTTTTGAGTCAGTACCTGGACTCTTCCACCCGCGAAGAGATGGTGTTGGCTCCAGCGGAAAACCAAGAGTACATCGCATCGATGGACCCAGGAACCAGAGCCAACGCCTGGACCCTAGTAATAGCCACCCGCAAAGGCAATAAGAAAATGATTGCCTTTGCCCAGCAGTGGCAGGGGACTGCGATGGAACCTCTCCGCCCCCGCGAGGTTTTAAGGGAAGCGGCTGCGGCTTGTTTTAAGTATGGTATCTCTTGGGCGATTACCGATCAGTACGCAGCGGATGCTTTAAAGGATTTAGCGGAAGCCCATGGTCTCGAATTGGTTATCGAACCCTGGACCCGTCAGAATAAGATTGATTTGTTTATGGAGCTGCAGAGCCAATTCCAGCAGGGGAATGTGGAAATCCCTCCTGACCAATACCTAATAAAAGACTTAAGATTGGTTAAAAGAAGGGTGACTCAATCTGGGATTGCTATTATCTTTCCTGAGACAACGGATAAAAGGCACA